CATTACGTTTTCCATCTGCTATAAGGACTATGTGGAGCGATGAAATTGCCGTAGAAGTTTTTGAGGCACTATTGCTAAACAAACCTTTTGAATTGCTAAACCAGAAATTACAACAAAAGAAAGGAGAGGAGAATTTATGTCACATGAACAGACAATAACTGTAGGAATAGACGACAAGTTTTTTAATATTAAATCAGTTATAGGTGGGAAAAAGGTCGGTAAGAGGGCAGCAGTAGACCATGCTATTAAAACAAAAAGATTAGGTCATGGATTTACAACTCAGACAGAGGCTCATGCTGCTGCTCGTGCAAGGAGTAAGAGTTTTAATAAACCTAAGAACCCTTCAGATAAAAGACTCTAACAGGAGAACAAAATGCCAGATAGAATAGCGATAGGATTAGATGTAATACCGAACAAGCATAGAACTGACTTCCATCACAGGGAGGCTGGCAATGCGTCAAGAATGAGAAAAGCAGAGGCTACTGACAGGATGAAACAGCGCAGGAAGAAAACTGAGGACAATAGCAAGAGGTTGGGTTCAGGTAATCATCCGATTGCGCATGGATAAACCTTATCAATGGAGGGAAGGCTGATGGGAAAGATTCGAGACGAGATTCAAGCACAGGTTCAGGCTGCAAAAGACCCGAAGGAATCGAAGAGGCAGCAGATAGAAGAGCTGTTGGGTTATATTGATATAAAGACGGAGGCTATAGCGGCTGCAAACAAAGCCATCGGTCATTATGAGGACAGGATTGCTGCATTGGAAAAAGAGATTGAAGCTCCAGCTCCAAAGAAAGAACCTAAAAAGGAGGCAAATGATGGGTAGGTCAATCGGATTCCAGAATGATAAAAAGCAAGAGATTGCTCGCTACATTGACGATAATGGGAGAATGTGGGAGAGTGACAAAAAGCAAGTAAGATATGACCCTGAGAATCCAGAGGTCTCAGTGCCTAAGTATTCTGAGGGTTTTATTGAGAAAAAGAAATAATGTATGAATTTCAAATTGCTGAATATCGTAAACAAAAAAGGGAGGTAAAATCTGTGGGCTATTGGAAAGGGTTTCAATCTGCTAACAAAAATGAATGTAATTTTTATGTTGAAAAGGAAAATGGGGTTGAAAGATATTATAACGGAAAAGACAAGAGGCATGAGTACAGGAATGTAGAGCCTTATGACCTTATAAGAGACCATACATTAAAGTCTCATCAGGAGCGAATGCAGCCTCAGCAAATAGACCAAAAGATAGTGACTTTAGAGGAAGCTACTGAAGCTGGAGACCAGACAAAGGCAACGACAGTAGGCAGACCAAATGTTTCTCAGGATGTCAAGCAGTCCAATGCTAACAGATTTAAAGAGCTAACAACTCCAGCAGGCGAAAAAGCTAAGGCCTTATTGAGCAATGGAGGATTAAACCATACTTCCTTTACGAAATCGTTAGGAATGGATGGCAAGAACATGGCGGCTAAAAGAAAAACGAAACCTATTTATGATGCAATTATCAAGGAACTGGAGGACAATGATTTAGTTAAGTTAGAAAATAAAAATTATTTCTACAAGTAAGGCGAAAGGTATTTAATGCCATTTATTATACATTATTGCAAGGACTGTGACTCACCATTGGTTCTTAATGAGAACTGGTCTGAAGGACAGTTTAAAGTTTATAGCTATGTATGTATCCATTGCAAACAGGATAGAGGAGAGGTGTATAGGCGTTCAAAGGGTATTCAGTCGAGAGATGATTATAAAAAATCTTTTGAGCAGGTTAAGAATGACAAGAGCATTAATGACAAAAGATATTGGAAAGACAATCCAGAGCGAAGAACTTTTTATGGCTATAAAACAAATGCTAAGAAGAGAGGTATTTCTTTTGAACTAACTTTTGAACAATTCGTATCATTCGCAAATATTCCATGCGAATATTGTGGTTGTGAAATAAGTAATTTAGGAAACATAGGAATAGACAGGGTAGAAAATATCAAGGAATACGAATTTAACAATTTGGTTTCATGTTGCAAAACTTGTAATTGGATGAAAATGGATTTGACCTACAAAGAATTTGTCACGCACTGTAAACGCATAGTAGATATGGAGACAAATTATGGCCGCACCGACACCACCCACTTTAACAATAATAACAACAGAGGGAATTAAAAAGGCAGGTTTTGGAAACACTGTTTCGTCTCTTTTGACTCGTTCTCAAGACGAGTGGATGGAAGAGATAAAAAACGATATTTGGAATCTCTCTAAGAAACTTAAATCCCTTTATACTACCTCTTTTGCAGTAACTACCAATGGAGTTGAAAAATACTCCTACCCCACAGATTTTTCCTCAGAGCTATCCATGACGCTGATGACAGGCGGAACTACTGGAACGGCTCAAGCAGGAACAACCACAACTATAACCCTTGCCTCTGGCAATACAGCTACCGACCTGATAGGAAAAGAAATAATGATTTTGTCTGGTACGGGTAGCGCTCAGATAGGACAGATAAGCGGCTTCGTAGCTTCCACTCAGGTTGTAACAGTCAGTGTCGCTTGGACAGCTCCGAGTACCGATTCTGTTTACATGATTGTCGATAAGTATGTTGACCTTCGGCAGACACCTGTATGGCAACATGACACTGGTAGGAGTGCGCCTGAGCGTGGAGAACCTACTCATTTCTTCCCGATAGGAGATGATGATAATGGAGAGTTTATTTTATTTCCAACTCCTTTTCGCTCTGCCTCAGACACCAATGGATACGGTATCAGGCATAAGTATTTTGCTGACCTTACCCGTGTAGACTTGGCCTCTACATTAATGACTACATTATATCGCAGGTGGAGGAGTTTATTTATTCAGGGCGTTAAGTATAAAACATTAGAGCATTTGGATGACAACAGGCAAACTCAAGAAGCTCAAAAATATCGTGGTGATTTGAACGCTATGATTGTGCGTGAACAATACGGTATGGATTTGAGCAATATTGGAGTTTCAGTGGTGGATTACTAATGGGCTATCAAGGCGGAACAGTTGAAATAGATTTGAACGTTGGCGGATTCAATCATAATCCGAACTTTGACGGGATACCTCCGAGTTCAATGATTGATGGGTCTCTTAATATTACGCTTCAGGATGGAGGCAGAAGGAAGCGTGGCGGAACAGCCCATGTAAATTCCAGTGAAATCTCAGGAACACCTCAGTTGATGCGTCTCTATGATTTTATTCTAACCACTGCCACTCAGTTCTTGATGATGTTGGGTAATGATGGAAAGCTATATAAAGATTTTACCACGACATTAAAGACGGGTCTCTCCACTACAAAGTATGGTGACATGGCCGACATGAACGATTTGTTAGTCATAACAGATGGAGGTTCTACGTTGCAGACATGGGATGGTGCTGCTGGTAGCACATCAAACGTAACTACGTTAGCTCCTGATTGGGCGACAGACTCATTATTCCCTCAGCAGTTGGTTGTTCATGGTCGAGGGTTATCTCAGAGGATGTGGACATGGACAACTAATAATAAAATATTCGCAAGCAAGATATTTGATGCTGACGATTGGGGTGCTACGAATGGTTTTATTTCTGATACCGACAATGTATTTGCATCAAGAGAAGGTGGCAGTTTAACTGCGATGTTTGAATTTGGTGACAGCTTATTTGTCACGACAAACAGACATACTTATATTTTACAGGATTCAAATGCAGATAAGTCAACATGGGGTTTTACTGAAGCACAGTTTAAAGCTGGTGCGGCTCACTGGCGTGTAATGGCGAGAACTCCGAATGACATGATTATAATGATGGATGACGGTGAGATTTATTCACTCGTAACTGTAAATGCAAAAGGTGATTATAAAGCCTCAAGCATAACAGCTCCAGCTTCTATAGACAGGTGGATTAGAGAGAATATTGACTTAACTCAGATTGCTAAATTCCACATGGAATATGACCCGAAGATTCGGGCAGTATTGGTTTTCATGGTCAGGTCTGGTTCAACAGCAGTTGATGTCTGTTTGCCTTATTTTATAGATAGACCTGTTGACCAAGCATGGGGAGCGCCATTTCAGAATGCGGACTTTGATTGCGGATATGACGCATCTGTATCTGCTTTAATAAAGGTCGCTGCTGGTGATTATCGTGTAAGGACAGGCGCAAACTCAACTGGCTTTGTATGGGATTTAAACCAGACAACTTATGGTGATAACGGAAATTCTTATTCTGGAAAGTCTATATTGCCGACTTCTGGATTTGGTGACAACGTAGCCATGAAGATGTGGAAGCGAATAGTTTTTACAGGTTTTACCTCTTCTGCTGATGACGATGAGACGTTGCAGCTTGCATGGAACGCAGATGGAATTGGTCAAGCTGTTCAGTCAGTAAGTTTCATAGGGCTTGCATTAAAGGTTGATGACCCTGACGCTATTGTTGACTTAGTTACTGTTGGTGGTGATAACTACCACATGGAAGCAATATTAGATTTAGGTCAACCAGCTCGAAGGTTAGGAATAAACTTTTCAAATGCTACTGTTGGGGATGATTTTTATGTAACATCAGCGCAAATAGACGCTAAACCTCTTGGGAGGAGACCGACACCGAGTATAACATCACAGGCTCAATAGGAGGATAGAATGGCAACTTACATCAGTAATACAACAGCGAACACAACATGGGTAGCCAATGTAACGGTTATAACTGCTGCAAGATTAAATACCGAGAACACGAACCTGCTTGCAAATGATGTTGCTCTGGATACGGCATTAGCATTGTCTCACGATGCCACAGGATATTTCAATC